CCCCAGCGAGCCACGTCAGCAGCGTCCGCCCCTCGTCGGGAGGGATGTCGAGAGACTCGCTGATGTACCGGCGGACGGCCGCGGGGAGAAACTCGTCCCACAGATATCCGGCGACGGCCGCAGCATCCTGAAGGTGGATGACCAGTGGCATCCACCCGTCTCCTCGCGGGTCGAGCTTTCCCCACACCGACCAGGCTTCGGATGACCAGCCCATGGATCTCCTTCGACCTCACCGAGCGTAGGGACCGCCACCGACAGTCGTTGAAACCCCCGCGATCCCCCGCGGTGGCGGGGAGGGTACTTTCCAGGCTCACCTCAGTGATGTGTACCTCGGGTCACCTCCGCATGGGCGGAGCGGCAGCCTTATCCTACGATGCGTAAGAGGTAAACATCCCTGACGCGTACCGGCTAGACTGGCGTGTAGGATTCGGACGAGAGTTTGTTCAGTTCGATTAGCTAGCTTCATAGCTGAACAAAGTTGAGCTCGTTCAGTTCGTTTCACCATTTCACCCCCGTAGCAAAGTAGGCACCGATGAGCCAGGGTCGACCGTCTCGAGCCACGGTGTACCGACGCCTCGAACTCCACCTCGATGAGTTGCGCACCCGATTCGGCGGGCTGCCATCCTCCGACGAGTCCGAGTACGTCTGGGCGGATATCTGGCACCTCGAGGCGCACCACTCGACCGCACTGGAGGGCAACACCCTCGTGCTGCGGGAGGTGGAGCAGCTGCTCGACCGCGGAAAGGCCGTGGGCGCCAAGCCGCTGAAGGAGTACATGGAGGTCAAGGGCTACGGGGACGCCGCGTCGTGGGTCTACCGCGAAGCGATGGGAGCCAGCGACCGGACGGCGAGCGAGCTTGTCACTGTGCAGGAACTGCGCCATATCCACTTCCTGGCCATGTCGCCCGTCTGGCTGGTCTCACCGCACCCGGACGCCGCCGACGTCGAGAGCCCTGGCAACTTCCGCCAACACGACATCCACCCCTTCGAGGAGGGCATGACTCCGCCTTCCTGGCCGCTTGTGCCGGCCGCACTCGACGCATGGGTCGCACTCGCCGCCGACCTGCCCGATCGCGCCTCCTCCCAGGAGGTGCTCCCCGAACTCCTCGCCGAGGTGCACAACGCTTTCGAGAAGGTGCACCCGTTCATCGACGGCAACGGTCGCGTCGGCCGGCTCGTGCTGAACCTGATTCTGGTTCGGCTCGGATACCCGCCCGTGGTCGTTCTGAAGACCCAGCGCGCGGTGTACCTGCGAGCGATGCAACGAGCGGACCACCAGGACTACGGGCCACTCGGGGAGATCCTCGCCCGGGGGATGATCGACAACCTCAACCGCTTCATCCTTCCCGGCGTCGCAGGCCCGGCGAAGTTGGTGCCCATCGCCGCTCTGGTCGACGCCGATCTGAGCCTCGTGGCACTGCGTGCGGCCGCACGCAGGGGCAGGCTGGACGCACGGCAGCGCAGCGACGGCCAATGGCTGAGCACCCGGAAAGCGGTCGACGCCTACAAGCGGAGCCGACACAGGGGCGTCCAGAGGTAGCCTCGGCCAGAGCCCTGATGCCGCCCATGACGCAAGAACCCCGCTCCATCGCGTGGAACGGGGTTCGAAATGCGCGCCTGGAGGGACTCGAACCCCCAACCTTCTGGTTTGTAGTTTCCGAGCGTGCGCGGGCAGCTTACCGCGCGATCACGCGGCGTGACCGTGGCCGGGATCTCCGGGGGGCAGCCTCCGGTTCGGTCGCGCCCGTGTACGCCATCACGACCGGGGAGCGTGTGGCGTGAGAATGTGCGCGTGGTGCAGGGGACCGATCCGTGCGGCCGCACGAAGCGACGCGATCACGTGCTCGACGAGCTGCCGGCAGGCCCGGAACCGGTTCGTCCAGGGCGTCGGCACTCCGCCACCCGTCGAGGGTGGCCACCCGCTACGGCTCGCCTACGCCGACCCGCCCTATCCGGGCCGCTCGCGGCGGTACTACGGCACTCACCCGGACTACGCCGGCGAGGTCGATCACGCCGCGCTTGTTGCGTCGCTCGCGGCCGACTACGACGGCTGGGCGCTCTCGACCTCGGCGGACGCGCTTCCGGCGGTCCTCGCGTCGTGCCCACCTGGTGTACGGGTCGCGGCGTGGCACCGAGGCGAGCGTCCGACCCGTAGCCGAGGACCTCTGAACGGCTGGGAGCCGGTGCTGTACGCCGGCGGACGGCTACGCGTCGTTTCCGCCGGCGGTCACGACGCGTCGCGCGCCACCACGGTGACGCGTAGCCAGGATACTGACGACGCGTCGCGGATGCCTGACCGACGGGTTGACTCGCTGGTCTACCGGCCCGGAGCACGCACCACCGATCCGGGCAGAGTGATCGGAGCCAAGCCGGCCGTCTTCATTCGCTGGGTGTTCGACCTCCTCGGCGCGTTGCCCGGCGACGAGTTCGTCGATGTGTTCCCCAGCTCCGGCGGCGTCGCCAGGGCGTGGGACCTGTACGCAGGGGCGACCGCATGAGCGTCAAGGGTCGGTTGACGCAGAAGCGTGAGCGGGAGTGCCCGGAGTACGCGGCATTCGTGCGTCGCTCGATCCGGGCGCACGGGCGGCGGGTCGGGAACGCCGATCCGGAGGACCTCGCGGAGTTGGTGGCAATGCGGGAGTCGTTGGACGAGGCGATCGCGCAGGCGGTGCGTGGGCAGCGTGAGAACGGGTTCAGCTGGGCGGCGATCGGTCGCGGCCTCGGGGTGACCCGGCAGGCCGCGCAGCAAGCGTTCAGCGATCGCACAGTTTCTCATGGGCGGGTAAACGACTACGACGGCGACCTGTTGACCGTCGCGGGACGGTGAACGCGGGCTCTACCCTCCACCGAGTGCCGCCACACCCTTGCTCCCTTCCCGTCCCCCAGCTTTGGCAGATCGCCATCGCGGGCTGGCTGTTGTCGCTCCAGGCCGCGCAGCAGACGAGGCAGACCATGACCACCCGCCGGGATCACCTCCAGCGTGCCGCGCGCGCGTTGGGTGGCGATCCGTGGGCGGTGACATCGGAGGCCCTGCTGGCCTGGGTCGGCGTCCAGCCGTGGGCACGTGAGACCCGGCGGAGCGTGTACGCCTCACTGAGGTCGTTCTACCGGTGGGGCGTCCGGGCGGGCCGGTGCCCATCCTCGCCCGCCGAGGACTTGCCGAAGGTCCGCGCGGCCGATGCGTGCCCGCGTCCTACGCCGGAGCGGGTGTACAGGCACGCCGAACGGGTCGCGGACGAGCGTGAGCGGCTGATCCTCCAGCTGGCCGCACAGACGGGTCTGCGCCGGGCCGAGATCGCTCGGGTGCACCGGACGGACCTCCTGGATGACCTGGTCGGCCGTTCCCTTGTCGTGCACGGCAAGGGCGGCAGGGACCGGATCGTGCCACTCCCCGGCCCGCTCGCGATCGCGGTCGAGCGGGCGTGCATCGCCGGCGGCGGTTGGGCTTTTCCCGGACGTGATCACGGGCACCTGTCCGCGCAGCGAGTCGGGATCATCGCCTCCCGGCTGCTGCCAGAGGGCTGGACGCTGCACACGCTGCGTCACCGGTTCGCCACGACGGCGTACGCGGCCGAGCGTGACCTCATCGCAGTGCAACGGCTGCTGGGCCACGCGTCCGTGGCCACCACGCAACGCTACGTCGCCCCTCCGGACGACGCGCTGCGCAGGGCGGTCACCGCTGCCGCCTAGCAGCCCGGTGGGCGGCTGGGCGGCGGCGGCGGTTTCCGTTTCCAGATGTGGTCCTCCAGGACGTCGATGTGGTCGCCGAGGGCGCGTTTGGTGATCGCGTCGCCCTCGCGGAGTTGCCACAGGTCGCGTTGGTTGGCTTCGAGGTCGGACAGTCTCTTGTAGAGGTGCCCGAACATGCCGGAGAACACGCCGAGGACGACGCCGAGCGCGGCGACGAGTGTGGCCATGATGCTGTCCGGGAGGTCGAACAGGGGCGGCATGGTTCAGTTCGCGTCCTTGTCGGCGGCGAACTGGTCGGTTCCGTCTGCCCATGCCTGGAGGAACGAGATCACGCCGGCGAGCGCGGCGGCGGACAGCACGGGGATCCAGGCGGCGTCAAGGATGCCGACAGCGCCGGTGGTGGCGAGGCCTGCGGCGAGTGCCTGGGCGAACGTCCGTCCGGGCTTCCATCGGTAGGCCTTGCGGAGTGCGGTGGCGAGGGTCATGGCGGTTTTCCTTTCAGCCGATCAGGGCGGCGATTTCGTTGGCGATCTCGGTGCGGGTCGCAGCCGAGGCCGGTCCTTCGGCGGTGGTGTTGTCCTGGTAGGCCAACGGGGTGGTGTAGGTGATGCCGCACGGCTTGTTCGTGGCGGTCTCGATGAGCAGCTGCGCGGCGAGGAACAGCTGCGCGGCCCGGCGGAGGTGGCTGGCGTCGGACACGAGCGTGAGCGTCGTCAACCCGTGCTTGACGGCCAAGGGGACGCTGTACTTGGCGTTCCCCACGGTGCTGCCGGACTGTTCCTCGACGAGCACGCGGGCAGGCGCGACGCCCTGTGCGGCGAGCCAGCCGAGCATGGCCTCGGCTTCGGTGACGCCGTTGTACGGCTTGCCGCCGGACACGATGACCTTCGAGGCCGGGTTGGCGAGCAGGGCGGGCAGGACGGTGGCGAGTCGTCGGGTGCCCTTGCCGTCGAGGGTGCCGTTGGCCTTCAGCCGTGAGCCGAGGACGACGAACGCGTGCCCGGCCTGCGGCACCTGGACGGCGGTGGGCGTGTAGGCGAGGGTGATGCCGGCCAGGTGGCGGTTCAGGGTGGCGATGAAGGCGCGCCACAGCGGACCGTCGTGGGGTGCCCGCTTGTCGAGGATGGCGAGGATGCGGGACACCTCTGCGGTGTGGTTGTCGCGGACGGCGGCGAGGAGGCGGAGGGTCCAGGTCTGGACGGTGACGCGGCGGCACAGGTAGGTCCAGCCGCCGGGCCGGTCGTAGGTGTCGCGGAGCCGGATCTCGCGGCCGTTCTGGTCGCCGGTCGCGCCGCCGGCGGACTTGCCCCGCTCGTCGTGCTCGGCGGAGATGCACTGCTTGGTCGAGACCTGGAACACGGTGTGGTGGCCCGGGGTGATGCGCACGTCGCCGGCTTTGACCTTGTCGTTGCCGGTGTCGCGGAGCACGTCCCAGCCGATCGCCTTGAGCTTGGCGGCGAGGTTCCCGGTCCACAGGGTGCCGGTCAGGTCGATGGGGTCACCGCCGAGGTAGACGATGGCGGCGGTCGAGGATGAGCAGTCGAATTCTCCGCTGGTGCGGAGCTTGCGTGCCTTCTTGTCGAGGCCGGACCAGCGGGCGGTTGCGCCCTGGTCGTAGCCGTAGCGGCCGGCGGCGATCTGCCGAGCAACCTTGATCATTGCCGTAATCGAGCCGGCCATGTCAATCCTCCAATCCGGCGGTGCCCTCGATGGCCGGATCGGCCGTCGCCGTGTCAGCCAGTTCGTGCTCACCGATCGCGGACAGGTCTGCGGCGCCTTGTTCTTCGGAGTCGGTGTTGTTGGGGATCGTCGCGGCGATTTCGTCGCAGTCGATTTCGTTGTTCACTGTTTCGTTCTCTTTCTCTAGATGCCCTGGAAGCAGTAGGTGAATCCGCTCAGATAGACGGCCTCGTTCACGGCGAGGCTGTTGTAGGTGAGGTATGGCGATACCGTGAGGTAGGATGTGCCGGCGGCGACTGAGATTTTGACCAGCTTGCCCCCGGATGTACCGACCACTGCCTCGGCGGTTTCGAGCGCTTGCAGGGGGAGATTCACACAGGTCAGTCCGCCGGTGAGGTTCGCAGCCCACGACGGGGCCACTGACCCGGTGAGGATGACTGCCCACCCGGCTCGGTGGGCGCGCATATAATTGCCTGCGTTCCAGCTCGCCGCCGGCGCGGGGTCAAAGCGGGTCAGCAGGGAGTTGAGCTTGTCGGCAGTGAGTATCTCGCCGTCAGAGAAAAAGCTCATTCTTATCCATCCTTTCGCAGCGTGAGTTCTGCCGTCCACGTGGTAGGCGTTACTGTGTGGACAATCCCCACGATCTGGTACCGGCCGCTCCATCCACGGAACCGCACGTCGAGGACGTCGAACATTTCGACGCCAGCCAGCTGTGGATATGTGCCGATATTGACCGTCACGGCCGAGACTCCGAAATCGACCCGTGGCCGTAACATCGCGCCGCCGCATGCGGCCACGTCGATCGCGGCAGCGCAGGTTTCGACCGTGGCTGAGGCGCGTCCATAGAGGGCGATCGAAGCGGCGTCCTCGAACACGAAGGCTGTCTTGGTCGCGCCAGTGTGGTTGACGAGATGGAGCGAGTTAATGAGGTTGCCGGTGTCGTACGTCCCTTTGATCCCGACGTAGTTAATGTGTCCAGGGGACAGCTGGTCGGAAAGGATCGCGACCGGGTCTCCGGTGTCGGTGCTGAGTCTGAATGCTACGCGGTCCGCTTTGGAGACGTACCAGTCAACGCCGGATGTCTGGCATGCCAGGTCGAGATGGGCGGGAATGGTGTCCTCATCGCCCACGGCCGCCAGTGTGTTCACGCCGCCAACCCCGAGGTCTACAAGATCGCAGCCCAAGACGTAGAGGTTGGTGTGATACCAGCCGGTGACTCCTGCGCCGGCACCACCCGCGTACATCTTCGCGAGCGCGACGAGATGCACAGCGGCCTTGGCGACAAACGTCAACTGCACCTTGACTTCACCCGCCGCAGCGTTGACCAACGCCGGCTCGCCGTAAGCGTACGTCACCTGGTCAGCCCCAGTGTTGATTCCGAGCGCATACATGTCGAACGCGTCGGAGAAGGTGGCAGGGTTGTTGCTGAGCAGCTTCCACGTAGTCGAGTACGAATGACCCGGGACGAGGCCTGTCACCTGCCACGCAATTCCTGACGACCCCACTGTCATCGCAAGGTCGCCGGTGAACGGCCCGCAGACGTCCTTATACATGGTTCGGGTCACGCCGTTGCGAGTGACGGTGACATTCCCGCTTCCGTCTGCGTGAGACGGCCCTGATCCCTGCCACGTCCGGATATCGCCGGAAAACGGCACGTTGTTCTCACCACGGAGCCGGACCGAGGCGTACCACGGGGTCAGCTTGTCGTAGGGGACGCCGGAGAGAATGCCGTCCACCCGCTCGTAGAAGGTGTTCGGCTGGCCATTCGGGGACACCCTGGTATTCGTCAGCTGCCTATACCGGTCTGATGCGGTCAGCGTGACCCAGGTGGTACCGGTGGCGTCGTAGGCGGTGCGGAGGCCGTTGAGCGTGCCCGACCAGATCACGTCCGAGCCAACCAGGACCCGGACAGGCAATCCAGGGATCATGCGATAGGCCCCCGCCTGGGGATCTTGCGCATTGAGCAGGGTGAGCGTGAGCGTGCCGACGTCGAGCCGACAGGCCGCCCCGTCCAACTGGCCGCCACGGCTGAACCGCAGGCCTGTGGCATCGCCGAGGACGTCCCTCCATTCGGCCGTGCCGCCGAGCGTGTCGGTTCCCAGCGCACTGAGGCCGAGTACGAACGCGGTACGTGCCCAGGTGTGCACCTGCACCGTCATGAGGTCGAGTGGGACAGTGGTCACCGCCGCCCCCCTCCCGACTCGTACTCACGAATCGCCGCCACGATGTTGCGGCCGACCTCCACGTCGGGGATGAGCGACGTAACGGTGATCGCCCCCGGCGCGATGTAGATGCCGGCACCACCGCCAGGGCCGGTGAGGTTCGTGGTGAGGTTGAGGGCCGCGCCGACGTCGCTCATCGCCTTCACGGCCAGGTCGGTGTTGTCGGACAGGCCCTTGGCGAGGCCCTGCACCATCCAGCGTCCGTAGCCGGCGAACACGGTCGACGGGGAGTGGATGCCGAACAGTCGCTTGACGAAGTCGAGGACGTTGCCGACCCAGCCTTCGATCTTGCCTTTGATCCAGCCGTAGCCGCCGCTGATGCCGTTCCACAGGCCCTGCACGATCGCGCCGCCGGCGGACTTCAGCCAGCCGACCGCCCCGTCGAACCAGCCCTTGATCTTTCCCGGGATGCTCCCGAAGAACGAGAGGATGGTGGACCAGTTGTTGATGATGAGCCCGTACGGGGACCAGGCCCAGACGGTCTTGATGATGCCGAGGACGCGCTGCAGGAACCCGCCTACCGCCGCGACGCCGGCCGAGAACGCCCCCTTGATGCCCTCCCACGCGCCGGCGAGCATCGCGCCGGCCTTGGCCCAGGCGGACGCGATGAACGCCGAGAACGTGGCCCACGCGGCCCGGCCCACTTCGGTCTGGGTGAAGAACCAGACCAGCCCGGCGACGAGCGCGGCGATCGCGAGGACGACGATCATGATCGGGTTGGCGGACATGGCCGCGTTCAGCGCCCACTGTGCGGCGGCACCGGCCTGCTTGGCGAGGTTGGCGTACGTCTCGGCCTTGGTGAGGGACTGGACGAACCCCACAGCCTTGTTCCACACCTTGCCGCCGCCCTCGATCGCGGCGTTGAGGAGGTCGCCGGAGTCTGCGGCGATCTGGAACGCGTTTCCGAGCCCGGTCATGGCCCCGCCGACCGGCCCACCGACGACCTCGCCGAGCCCGGCCAGTGCGCCGGCGGCCTGTGCACCCTTGGAGGCGAGGGTGTCCGCGCCGTCGCCGACGCCCTCGACCCGGTCATCGAAGCTGCGCGCGGTGGCCGAGGCCTTGTCCATCGCCGTTTCGAGGTCGCCGGCCGACCGGGCGGCACGGTCCATCGCGGTCTCGAAGTCCTTGGAGTCGCCAAGGACGGAGATCCGGATCGGCCTGCCGCCTGCCATGTCACTTCCTTCGTCTCGCGATGTCCAGGAACGCGATTCGTTCCCGGACGCTCAGGTGTGGGTACTCGCTCGGGGCCACGCCGGTGGCCATGCAGAAGCTCGCCTTCAGCTCGGCGGCCCGCTCGGCGAGGGCTCGTCTTTTCCCAGCTCACCGCCGTCGTCGCCGAGGTCGGCCTCGTCGTCCTCGGCGAAGTAGTGGGTCAGCTCGCCCATGGTCAGTTCCATCGCGGCCTGCTTGGCGTCGGTGTCCCGCTGGCCCTTGCGGCGCAGGTCGGTGAACGCGAGAGCGCGCATGAACATGAACGGCCGCTTGCGCAGCTCGGACAGGTCGATCCCGAACTGCTGCGCGATCGCGATCTCGTCGAACCCGGTCAGGGACTGGAACATGTCCTCGCCGGTCAGGGAGTGGTTGCTCATCGCCCCTCCTCCAGGAGGTCGAGGGCGGCCCGGACGGCCGCGTCCTTGGACTCCAGGAGCTTGCGCAGCGCGACGCTCTTCTCCGGCCCGTCCGGCAATGCAAGGTCCAGGTCATGCGCCAGCCCGGCGAACTTCGCCGAGGTGCCCTGGAGGATGCCCGGCTTCAGGTGCTGCCAGGCGAAGTAGCGCAGGATTGGTGCGTTCATGATGTGAATCCGTTCTTCTCGAACACGGTGGCGAGTCCGGCCTCCAGGAGGTCGGGTGCCTTGGTCTGGAGGTCGGCGTCGGCCTTGGCGAGAAACTGCGCCCCGGTGATGCCGCGCTTGGGCCAGCCGTAGTTGATGGCCCCGGCGTAGCGGACGCGGGCGCGGCCGGCGGTGACGACGGCCTTGCCTTTGGCCCGGTTTCCCCGGATCGTCGCCTGGAGCGCCCCGCTCTTGCGTGGGGCGTACCGGGCGGCGGTCTCGGCTCCGAGGGCGGCGATGGAGCCGTACACGTCTTTGAGGTCCTCGACGTCCGCGCCGACCTTGATCAGGTCACGGTTGAGGTTGCGGAGGCCCTCGACGGCGATCGGCATGGTCAGGCGATCACGCGGACAGGCTTGGCGAGGAACTTCCACTCCAGGTCCATCGTCATGCGGGCGGTGGTCGAGGCGTCGGCCTCCCCGCCGAGGATGGTGCCCTCCGGCTCGACCACGGTCACGGTGCCGGTGAACTTCGGGTTCGTCGCACCGACGACCGCGCCGCCGTAGGGCCAGATCTCGATGGGGATGTCCTGTCCGGCCTTGGTCCACATCACGTACCAGATCGAGGTGACGTCGGCCGGGTCCTGGGTGGCGGTGAACTTCAGTGTGTAGACGCGGCTGCCGCCGGCGGCGGCGTCGGCGAAGCTGGTGAAGTCGCTGTCGGCGGCCTTCGAGGTGATCTCGCACTTGTTCACGTCGGCGGTGCGGACGACGCCGTCGATCAGTGCCTTCAGGGTGCGGGTGCCGAGCGGCGTGTTGCTCATGGTGTCTCCTTCGGTGTCAAGCGGGGATTGACCCGGCGACCACGATGCCGTTGGCAGTCGATGCGCCGAGGACGAGTTCGGACGGGGTGATCGTGGTGACTACGAGGACGGTGGAGGCGGCCTCGGTGATCTGGTCGAGGTTGGTGTCCAGCCAGGTCTCGGCGGCGGCGAGGTCGCCCGGGACGGCGATCCAGACCTCCCACGCCTGCATGTATCCGAACCCGGACGCGTCCCGGGTCCGGACGCCGAGGCGGACGAACCCGTCGCCGGGCCGTAGCGACTGCCGGTACAGGCCGGTGACGTTGGTGATGCCGTCGAGGGTGAGCGCAGCGGCGATCTCGTCGCGGGTGTTCATCGGACGGGCCTGCGGCGGAACGGCGACTCCAGGCGGCGGATCTCGGAGTCGTTGGCGGAGATGTAGGACAGTCCGCCTTCGAGGCCGGCCTCGTAGCCGAGCGGCTTCTGGCGCATGTTGAGTGCCCTCGCGACGCGGCGGCACAGGGCCTTGGCAAGGTCGGCCGGGTAGGGCTGCGGGCTGGCCGGGTCCGGGTCTGCGGGGATGCGGCAGACCCGGGCCTGGGCCACGGTCTCGGCGGCAAGCTCGGCGTCGATCTGGTCGTCGGGCCACGACGAGGAGGGGTCAAGGTAGGCCTTGACCGCTGCACGGTCGGGTGCGGTGGGCATCGCTTGGTCCCCTCTCTCGTCGTGGCTCGGTTGGGATCAGACGTCGGCCGTGGTGTAGTCCACGGGGATGATGTCGGTGGAGCGGACACAGCCGGTGGCCTCGTAGCCCCACACGCCGATCTGGACCTCCTTGACGGACAGCTGGAGGTCGATCCGCTTGGGTGCCGAGACCCACGCCCAGACCGACTCGGGCACGAACAGGTAGGACACCTCGGCGTTGGACACGGTCTTGTCGAGCGCCCACGCGGGGATCAGGGACCGGTTGCCGATCTGGACGGCCTCCAGGCCGGGCCGGACCTGCCCGTCCGCGTTGACCGGGTTCACGATCGGCAGCAGCGGACGGCCCGTGGTGTCGAGGGCGCCCACCACGCCGACGTACAGGGTCGGGTCACCGGCGAAGCTGGTGAACCGGTCCCCGCCCTTGACGAACTGGAGTCCGGCGAGCGCGGCCTTCAGGAGGGCGACCTTGGCGGCGTCGTTCGCGCCCGCCCCGACGTTGATCTCGGTGCCGGTGCCAGTGCCGAGCAGGGTCGCGATGTCGGCTTCGAGCTTCTCGAAGTAGTCGTTGGTGACCTCGTCCCAGATGATCTTGTCCAGCGACGGGTTCCCGCCCTGGTCGTACACCTCGCGGTTGATCTTCGCCAGGCCGGAGATCGGGACGGGGGTGATGGTCTGGCTGGTCGTGGTCAGGCTCATCTCGGTCGGCTCGGCGCCGGCGGTGTGCGCCTGGATGCCCTTCCCGGTCTTGGTGCCGAACTTCGGCAGCATGAACGGGGTCGCGTCCGCGATCACCCCGTTCGAGACGAGGCCCCACAGGGGGCGGTTGAACCGGAGCGGGGACACGTACATGTCGGGACGCTGCTGGGTCGGGTTCAGGGTCGCGACGTCGGCGGCGGCGATCGCGGCGAACGTCTCGGCCAGGAACGTCTCCATGCGCTTGGCGGCCTCGCTGTCGGCGGCGAACTGGATGCGCTTGGCATCTTCGAGGAACCCGTACTTGCCGCCCTGGACGCCGTCGAACCGGTAGGGCGCTTCCTCGGTGACGGTGGTGACGGCGGTCGGGTTCGGCTCGCGCGGCGGGACGGCGGTGAGGGTCTTCTGGAACGCCTCGAACTGGGCGGCGATGCCGTCCGTGATCTGCTTGGCGAATGCGGCGGCGTCGAAGGCCTGCGGAGCCTCGACCTGGGTGTTCTCCTCGCCCATGGCGGGCTCCTTCCGGTTGGTGGACTGCTGTGCCGCACTGGCGGCCACACTGGTGACCCGGGCGTCATCGAACGCCGGGATGGGGGTGAGGGCGACGTGCCGCATGGGTGCGGTCACGCCGTGCTGGACGCCGTCCTTGGCGGCGAACGTGGCGCCGGCGGCGAGGCCCATGGACAGGCCGTCGTAGGTGTGGTCCTCGGCGGCGGATAGGGCCTCGTCGCCCTTGGCACCCCGGGCGATCTTGAACGCGCCGACGATGCCTTCGGGGGTCTTAGTGATCTCGGTGGCGTACCCGGTCGGGCTGGTCTCGTCGTGGCCGGGGTAGGTCAGCTTCAGCCGGGTCAGGTCGGCCGGCCAGCTGAACGCGGTGTCTTCGGAGAACATGAACTTGCCCCGGCCGTTCTCGCCGACCACGCCGAACGGGACGATCAGGCCCCGGATGGTGCGGGTCTCGCGGTTGACCTCGAACACGGCCGAGGCGGTCGTCTCGAACTCCAGTGCGTCAGGCATCGGTGGGAACCTTCGGGTCGGCCGGGGCGGTCGCCACGGCGGTGATCGGCAGGGCAGGGTCGAAGTAGTGGCGGGCCTCGGTCTCGTCCAGGACGCCGGCGGTCTTGCCGGACACGGCGATGCCCATGCGGGTCTGGTCGTCGGTGCGCAGGAACTCGGCCCACCGCCACCGCGCCTCGTAGCCGCGGGGCGTCACGTCGTTCATGGACAGCCGTTCGGCGATCGGCAGCGCGTACTGCTGCAGGGTGAAGTCAATGAACTCTTGACGGTCCTGCTGGATGTTGCTGTAGGTGCGGGAGGTGACCGACACGTTGACCCGTTCGGCCTGGATTCCCATCAGGGTTGCAATCTCGGTGGCGGCCTTGTCGCGCTGCGCGGCCAGCTGGAGCTGTTCGGGGTTCCAGCCGGCGGTGTTGTACTTCAGCATGCCGGGCACGAACCCGATCGACCGTGCGCGGCGGGCGGCGATCCAGGCGTCGATGACCTCGTCCAGCTCGTCCTCGTCGGGATCGGCCTGCCCTTCGGCGGGGGTGAAGTAGTCGAGCGGCTGATCGCCGGAGGAGTAGCGGTTCACGGCCCGGTCCAGGGCGATGTGGGTGCGGATCGCGCGGGCACCGGCCTCCAGGAGCGGGGCGTTGGCCGAGTCGAACCTGATCAGGTCGAAGTCGTCGTCGTAGCGGAACGCCGCCCCGTGGTGGCCCATCTTGGTCGTGTACTGGCGGGCCTGGCTGATCACGTCCACGCCGGCGTCGAGCCGGACGACCTTGGTCGGGTAGCCGTGCCAGCCGTACTCGGTGACCAGCCACCATGCGGTGCCGTCGCAGAGCATGTCCTCGGCGGTGCGGGCGAACGTGACGCTGCGGGGGATGCCCCGCTCGGGCTGGCGCAGGAGGTCCGAGAACGTCGAGGGCTGCCCGGCCGCGTCCACGAGGTCCATAGGGATCGTGCCGAGCGTCCCTGCGATCAGGTCCCGGCCGCGCTTGACGGCCGGGACCCGCATGGCCTCACGACGGGTGACCCGGGCGGACGAGTCCTCGTAGGAGACCAGCCCGAAGAACTCGGGCGGAATGTCGTCCGGGCCGATCGCGTCGAACCCGACAGACAGGGGCTCGGCAGCCAACGGCTCACGCCGCGCCATGAACTTCGAGATCAACCCCACGGCATGGGATTCTCCACGTTTGCCGTGCAAGATGCCCGTATTTCGGGACAGGCGGCGTGTCGGAGCTCAGCTGGCTTTGCGGTAGCGGCTGGGGACGGTGGCGCGGCGGCGGGTGCGGAGGCTGGCGTCGTGGATGGCCCACATCGCGGCCTTGACGGCGTCCATGCGGCCGGTGGAGCGGACGCGTGGCCCGTCCACGCCGGGGCTGGTGCGGAGTTCGAGGACTTGGCCTGTCAAGGCGGGGTTGTCGGTGTGCCGGAACTTGCCCTCGGCGAGGTAGCGGGTCAGGTCGCCGACCGCTGCCCGGGTGGTGCCGGTGCGCTTCTCGGTGCGGACCTTGGCGTCCTTCCAGGCGGCATGGTCGGCGATCGACGCGCCGGCCGCGATCGGGCGTCGCTGGCCGAGCCCGGCGACGTAGCCGGCGGCGGCGGGGACGTCCGGGTGGTCGGTGACCGCGACGATCACGCCGGCCTCGGTGTTCCAGGCCCGGGCGACCGCGACGCCGTCGCCAAACCACGCCTCGGTGGCGACGGCGTCCGGGACACGGCCGGGGGCGAGGCCGGTCAGGCCTGCCCAGGCGACTTCGCCGATCACGGGCAGGCCGGGGCTGACCTTGGCGGAGATCCGCCAGATGTTCAGGTACTGGGCCTCGAAGCCGCGCATCGGGTCGGGGTCGTCGAACTCGGGGTCTTGCTCGCCGGCCAGGGCCTTCTCGTACTTCGCGGCGATCGTGGCTCGGCGGTCCTCGGACCAGTGCGCGCTGGCAGCCTTCCAGACGGCCGGGTCGCCCGGATCGGCACCGAGCGGGGCACCCCACAGCAGCAGCAGGACGGTGGGGTCGTTGCCGGTCATGGCGTCGGTCAGGTACTTGCGCATCAGCGATGTGGCCCGGCGGTGGGCTGTCGAGGTGATCACCAGCTGCGGGTTGCGCCGTTCGAGCATGGCCGGCTCCAGGCCCTCGTGGACGGTGTCCGGCTTCACATTCCACGCCTCGTCCACCATGCCGTAGCAGCAGTCGTACCCGTAGACGGCGTCCTGGGCGAACGTCATCCATCGGCTGCCGGCCGGGGTCTCGATCGCCTCCTTGCCGTTGCCCCGGGAGACGGAGTCCTTGCCCCAGTGCGCCTCCGCCCACCGCCACGCGCCGCGCTGGACCTCGCGGCAGATCTTCAGCTGGTTGCCGGTGTGGATCACGCTCTGTACCTCGCCGAACGGGATGAAGTCGCCGAACGGGGTGGCGATCACCTTCTCGGCGTGTTCGAGCCGCCACAGCGCGGTGCCCCGCATCCGGTACGACTTCCCGGATCGGCGGGTCGCTGACTCGATCTCGACCCGCCAGCACAGCGACCCGTCCGCCCGGTGCTCGTACTGGCGCGCGATCGAGAGCTTCTGCCACCAACGCAGCCGGGTCGCCTGGGTGGACTCGATCCACTCGATCGCGATCCAGCCGTAGGTGCCGACCGCGTCGGCCGGGACCGGGCTCATCATCAGCGGAGGGGACGCATCCTCCGGAATGTCGAGCAGCGGCTGGAGCCAGTCGAACCGTTCTAGGTAGTCCGGGTTCCAGGCGAGGTCTTCCCTGACCTCGATGGGTTCAGGTTGGTCCCTGGGGAGAGAGAAGGGAAGCGGCGAAGGCTTCGGGCTGGCGGCCGGGTGGGGAAAACCGTCGATGAGTGCAGGCTGGATCGCGTCGCGGATCGCCTCGGCCTTCGCCTTCGCGATCACTCCGGCCTGTCCGGACGCGTCCGAGCATGGCCGGCACTCGACCTGCCAGTTCGCCGGGTCCCACATCAGTTCGGGGTGGGTGCCTCGCGCCTTGATGTGGCCGACAACCCACGCGTCCGTCTCGGCGATCACGGTGCCGCACCCCTTGGCGCACGGCGTGGGCCAGCGGGTGACCGAGGCCAGCCATGCCCGTGCCTCGGCCAGCTTGCGGCCGGCCCATCGTCCTCGTGGTGCAGCCATCGCTCAGGCCCCGGGCCTCAGCGCCATCAGCGCCTCACGCGTCGCGATGTACGCCGTTGCGGTCTCGGCGAGCATGCCGCCGCCGTACTCGGACTCGGCGTCTATGGCGGCAGCGAGGTAGACCATCTGCTGCGCCAGTGCTGCCGCGTCCGGGTCTGCCGTGATCCACGGCTGGTCTCGGCGCAGCTTCCTCGCTGCCCTTGCCATGGTGCTCGGTCTCGTCATCGTCCCTCGTCCTTCCTTGATCCACAGCCTCGCGCGCGCTGGTGACGTTCCCCACTTAGCTGTGTTGGTTCTTCTCTTGTCAGTCTGTTGTTGTTCTGTTGTTGTTCTATAGGCCCACTTCAGAGTGGCCCTTAGGCCCACTTCAGAGTGGCCCTCAGGCCCACTTCAGAGTGGCCCTGACCTTGCCTCGCTCGGTGAGTTATCCACAGGTAGCCGTGACTGGTGGACGGTGATCTCGTACTCCGCGCGCATGCCGTTCGTGGCGATCCGGGATCGCTGCACAGCCCCAACCTTTTCGAGCTTCCGAAGCGCACGCCGGACAGTCTCCTTCGCAGCGCGGTGCTCGGCCGATCCTCGGGGCGGCACGTCGCCTCGCATCTGGAGGACGATCAGGTCCGTCCCGCCCCAATATGTGCGGGGTGGCGCGCCGCCCTCTGAGGCGTCAAGCGCCGCTTGACACATAATCAGCAGGACGAGCCGCTCGGTAGTCGTGAGTACCAAACCCCATTCCGGCTGCATAGCGGACGCTACAAGCTGGTATCCCATCAAGCCGTCCGGTCGCGCGCGGCCGCTATGTCGGCCCGGATCTTGGCCATGATCTCGGCCGGTGGCTCACGCCGGACAGGCCCCTTGCCACACGTGTCGCTGTGCGGACGGAACGCCGTCCAGGGCGGCACGTCGGCCACGTACCGGACAGCGTCCGGCAAGGTGGAGTCGAGGAACCAGCCATCGACCCACTGACCTCGCTGGAGCCGGGCGATCAGCCGGCCGTCCGGGGTCGGGTCGGGATCGACCGGGATCGCCTTGCCCGCCTTCAGGGTCACGAACCCGATCGGACGTCGGCAGCGCTGACACAGCATCATCGGAACCTCTTTCCATGCTGGACGGCCACGAGGACGCGGTTGAGGCTCTTGAACGCGGCACGCAGGTACAGCTGCGCCTCGTCCACGGCCATCGCCTCGATAGGCAGATCGCGCCCGTTCAGGTCCCGGACGAGATCGCGGCAGGTCTCCAGGAGCGAGTCCCGTACGGCGTCCAACTCGGCCTGGTACTCGGGCAGCTGCGCGCGGGTGTCGAAGCTCATGGCAGTGCGTCCAGGTCGATGCCGTGCCCGGCGAGCGAGGCCCGGAGGTCGTCAAGCCGGTGTTGCCACGCCTCACGTGCTGTTGCCACGGTGGTGGGAAGCCTGTCCAGCTGCCCGGTCTGGACGTCGTAGAGGACGTGATTGCGGGTCAGGTGCATGACCATGCACGTGCTGGTGTAGATCCGCCAATCGTCCGGCCCGTAGTTGAGCATGTGGTGCTGGTTCAGCCGGAACCCGGTCGCTTCGGTGCGGTGGCACAGCGGGCAGGTCTGCGGGTTGGCGTTCCACTCGCGCCGGGCCTCAGATCGGGCCTCGGCGGCGTCGGCCTCGCCGAACAGGTCCGGCTGCGCGCTCGGCGTTCTCATCGTCCACCGCCGGCGCAGGGGCAAGGCAGGGTTGACGAGGTGCCGTATCGGCGTCCGAGCCGCTTGCCGACGAGCCGGGCGGCGAGGACCTTGCGAGGGCACTCGCCGGGCTGGTGGCGTTCGTGGCCGCACCATGTGCACGTGTAGACGGTCATGACCGACGCCTGTCGATCGCTTCGGCCCACGCGACGGCGACGGCGGCGACCTGGAGGAGTTCGGCGCGGAGTCGGTCAGGGTCTGCCTCGGCGAGGGCTTCGCGGAACTCTTCGCGGAGGATGTCGGCCCATGTGAGCCGGCCGTACTCGGCGGCGTGGTCGGTGTAGAGCCGTGCCGCGTCCGAGAGCATGCCGAAGGTTGCCGGGTGCCCGGCAACGGGCTCGACCAGATCCGGCCCAGTGCCGTCCGGGTGGTTCTGCTCACCCCACTTCTCATTCTGCAGCTGGCGCTCGACCCGGACGCCGGCGAGGACCAGCCCCGTGGCGTTCACCGGAACGTCCCCACGTAGCAGTCCACGCACATGACGCCTTCGAACAGCGAGGTCAGCGAACCCTCACGCCGAGGGATCGCGCGATGGCACCGGCAGCAGCGCGGACGACGCATAGCGAGCGCCAGAACGACGATCAGCACGACGAGGAGGAGCAGGAGAAGCCCGCCGCCGTTCGTGAACGACGGGAGGTCGGGAGTAGCGGTCATGGCGTGCATGTTGCCCGAAAAACGTGCGACTTGGTCGCAGACTCGCCCGGAAACGTCCGGATTAGTCCCGAAAATCGTGCAACGTGGCTACTATGCGTGCATGAGCAACGTAGTGCAGATGCCTACCCCGTCCGGCGGGCTGGTAGGTCGAGTCGCGGAGAACGTCCGGGTCGAGTGTGCGCGGAAGGGGTGGAAACAGTCCGACCTTGCTCGCGCCCTGGGTGTCAGCTCCACCACGATGAGCGCGCGGTGGATCGGAGCGAGGCAATGGCAGCTTGACGATCTGGAGCGCGTAGCCGATTCACTGGGGGTTTCAGTGGATCGGCTTCTGGCGCGCCTGGAGGGACTCGAACCCCCAACCTTCTGATCCGTAGTCAGATGCTCTATCCATTGAGCCACAGGCGCCGGGAAAGCGTCCTCAACCCTACTCGACCGGCCGGGAGGCGTCCAACCGGCATAGTGTGGGAGGCGAGGAGGGCTCGACGATGAGCCACAGAGGCGGACCCGCCATACCATGAACCTCATCGCGAGCGCAATATCTATGCCTGAGATTGCACGAATGTCCAAGTTCGTGCCACATGCCGTGCACAAAGTGCACGATTCACTATCCGTTCGAGCCGTAACGATGCGAGGAGAAGACCCCGTGACCCTTGAAGCAACGACGATCGCCAACAACGCACCCGACAACGCGCCTGACGAACTGGTCGCCTGGGTCAACGGGGTCGCCGACCTCGCCCAGCCGGATGCCATCTACTGGTGCGACGGGTCCGAGGCCGAGGCCGCGAAGCTCTACGCGGACATGGTTGCCGCCGGCACCATGATCAAGCTCAACGACGACCTGCGCCCCAACTCCTACCTGGCCCGTTCGGCCCCGTCGGACGTGGCCCGCGTCGAGAGTCGCACCTTCATCTGCTCCGAGCGCGAGCAGGACGCCGGCCCCACCAACAACTGGATGGCGCCCGCCGAGATGAAGAAGATCCTCGCCGGGCTCTTCCGCGGGTCGATGCGGGGACGCACGATGTACGTCATCCCGTTCTCCATGGGCCCGCTCGGCGGCGAGATCAGCCGCCTCGGCGTCGAGGTCACCGACTCTCCCTACGTGGTCACGAGCATGCGCATCATGACCCGCGTCGGCAACGAGATCGTCAACCGCATCGCCGACGGCGAGTTCTGGGTGCCCGCGGTCCACACGGTCGGCTACCCGCTCGTCGACGCGGACGGGAATGCCCGCGACGACGTCGCCTGGCCCTGCAACGACGTGAAGTACATCACCCACTTCCCCGAGACCGACGAGATCTGGTCCTACGGCTCCGGCTACGGCGGCAACGCCCTGCTCGGCAAGAAGTGCTACGCGCTGCGGATCGCCTCGGTGCTGGCCCGGGACGAGGGCTGGATGGCCGAGCACATGCTGATCCTGAAGATCACCAGCCCCGCCGGGCGCGCCTTCCACCTGACCGCGGCTTTCCCGTCCGCCTGCGGCAAGACGAACCTGGCGATGCTGCGTCCGACGATCCCCGGCTGGAAGGTCGAGACCGTCGGCGACGACATCGCCTGGATGCGTCCCGGCGACGACGGACGCCTCTACGCGATCAACCCGGAGTCGGGCTTCTTCGGCGTCGCCCCCGGCACCTCCGAGGCCACCAACCCCACCTGCCTGCACGCCCTCAAGCACGACACGATCTTCACCAACGTCGCGCTCACCGACGACGGCGACGTCTGGTGGGAGGGCCTGTCCGAGCCGCCGGCCCACCTGATCGACTGGCAGGGCGACGACTGGACGCCGGACAGCGGCCGCCCCGCCTCCCACCCGAACGGGCGCTTCACCGTCCACGCATCCCAGGCCGAGTCGATCTCGCCCGAATGGGAGGACCCCAAGGGCGTGCCGATCGACGTGATCCTCTTCGGCGGCCGGCGCGCCACCAACGTGCCCCTGATCAGCGAGTCCTACGACTGGGAGCACGGCGTCTTCGTCGGCGCCACCGTGTCCTCCGAACAGACCGCTGCCGCAGAGGGGACGGTCGGCGCGCTGCGCCGAGACCCCTTCGCCATGCTGCCGTTCTGCGGCTACAACATGGCCGACTACTGGGAGCACTGGCTCGAGATGGGCAGGATCCTCGGCGACAAGGCGCCGCGGATCTTCCAGGTGAACTGGTTCCGCAAGGCCGACGACGGCCACTGGCTGTGGCCCGGCTTCGGCGAGAACTCCCGTCCGATCGAGTGGGCGCTGCGCCGGGTCGCCGGCGAGGCCGAGGCCACCGACGCGATTTCCGGACGCATCCCCGCCGCCGGCGCCCTCAACCTCGAAGGTCTCGACATCAGCGAGCAGGACCTCGCCGCACTGTTCGCCCTGGACCCCGGGGCGTGGTCCGCCGAGGCG